CACTATCGCAGGCCAACCGCACTGCCCGAGAAGGTTTCGACCTTGAACTTGCCGGTGCTGGCAGCGGGGACAAACTGAAGGAGCGACTCCAGGCTAACCTGGCCATCCAGCAGGATTACCAGTCCCAGCTTGCCGATCTGCAGAGGCAGTACAACGGTGGCGATATCAGCCAGGAGTTGTACACGCAAGAGACCGATCTGCTGCGCCAGGCACTTGATGAACGCATGGCAATCCAACAGGAGTACTACGCCCGGCAAGACGAGGCGCAGAACAACTGGCTGGATGGGGTCTCTTCTGCCTGGGAGAACTATCGCGATTACGCGGTCGACTACCAGCAGCAGGCTGCTGACTTTACGGCGAGCACACTGGATACGCTGACCGGGGCGGTGGGTGATGGTATTGCCGACATGATCCTGGAGTCTGAGAGCCTCGGCGATGCCTTCGGCAATGTCGCTGGCACCATGGCTAAAAGTATGATCAACGCCCTGGCGCAGATGGCTGCGCAGTGGCTCGTGTACCAGGCTGTGCAGCTGGTCGCCGGCAAGGCCACCCAGGCCAGCGCCGCCACCACGTTGATTGCGAATGCCCAGGCCACATCCTTCCAGGCGCAGTTGGCGGCCTTCGCCAGTACTGCAGCTATCCCGATCGTTGGACCGGTCCTGGCTCCCGCAGCCGCAGCGACCGCTGCAGGCATTACGGCGCCAATGGTGGCCGGTGTAGCGAGTGCAGCGCTTGCCGGTATGGCGCACGACGGTATCGACTCCATTCCCGAGGACGGCACCTGGTTCCTCCAGAAAGGCGAGCGAGTAACGACCGCCGAGACCAGCGCGAAGCTGGATCGAACTCTCGAGGATGTCAGGTCCAAACAGGCCGGGGGCGGGACAGTCGTCAACATCATCGGGGATCGGTCCAAAGCCGGCACAGTGGAGCGGCGAACCAACCCCAGCGGCCAGGAGGAAGCCAACGTGTTCGTTGCGGACATTTGGAATGGTGGAGATCGGTCGCAGGCCCTTGAGGAAGCCTACGGGCTCACCAGACGAGGAAGTTGATCAATGGCAGATATCGATTATCCGAAGCAACTGCCGACTCCTCTGCAGGAAGGTTACGCACTCGATACCCAGGACCCTGTCACTCGCACTCAGATGGTGACAGGCCGGGTCAGGAGCCGCATTAAAAACCGCTATGTGCCTTTGTATGTAGACGCCACGTTCATTTTCAACGGGCAGCAGAAGGCGTTCTTCGAGGCCTGGTACTCGCGGACGCTGAACGAAGGCATCGAGTGGTTCAACTGCCCACTGAAGATTGACGGCACCGTCGAAATGTATGAGGTCCAATTCGCCCGAATCTACCAGGGTCCTACCCTGGTTCAGTTGTCGTTCTGGCGCTACACATTCCGGCTGATGCTTCGCCGGAAACCGTTGATACCCGAAGGATGGGAGCAATTCCCGGATCTCTGGTTCGGCATGAACCTTATCGACCTCGCAGTTAACAGGGAGTGGCCCAAAGCATGAGCCTGATCGAGGAGTGTTATGCCTCGGGTAAGGGTGAGTTGGTGGTTACGGTTGAAGGGCGGGAGGAGGGCAGCACGTTTTCCCATCTGTACTGCTCAGGGTACGAGGATCGTATCTGTACCACGGAGGATGGGCGCACGCTCCCTTTTATCGCGATGGCCATGGACCTTGCCCTGCCCAAGAACGACAACAGCGCTTTCCAGAGCCTGGTGCTGGGCCTGGACAACGTTACCGGTGAGGTGCAGGAAGTCGTCGAGGCGGCCAAGGCCGCCGGCAAGCGGTTCATCGTCACGGTCCGCATCTACCTGGCTGAAGACCTTTCGTTCCCGCAGGAGCGATATCGCATGACGTTGCTCAGCCGGGAGTATGAAGACGACGTGGCCAAGCTCACCGCTGGCTTTTTTGACCTGCTTAACACCAACGGTCTGCGCACCATGCTGACCGCCACCCGAGCTCCTGGCCTGAAGTACATCTGACCATGATCGAAAAATTCATGCGCACCCCGTATCGCGAGGGTGCCCGGGGGCCTATTGCCTTCGATTGCTGGGGCCTGTGCATTGCGGTTCGCCATGAGGTGTTCGGTTTTCCGCTGCTGCCAAGCCTCGGCGCGGTGGGCAAGGACAAGCTCAAGGCCAACACCACCGCCTATCACGACCTGCGTCAGGGAATGGAGGAATGCGCCGCGGAACCCGGGGCCATTGCTGCCGTGTTCCGCGGCGCGCTGTGCCTGCACGTCGGCGTGGTGGTGGAAAGCGAGGGCCGGCTGAAGGTGCTGGACACAAACCCCGGTGGCGCCTGCCTCCGGACTACTGGCGAATTTGAAGCCGCGCATCCAAGGGTGGTGTACTACCGTGATCGAGTTCTACCCGAACAAGCTCAGTGACACGGCGCCTCTGGGCACCTGGAAGACCGACCGCCGGATGACTATCGAGGAGTGGCTGAAGAGCCAGGCCCCGTCGTACGAGCGCCGGGAAAGCCCGCCGATCAGCGCCGTGCTGAATGATGAGGTGATCGAGCAGGTCGACTGGCACAAGGTCGCTTTCAAGCCTGCCGACCTGCTGCAGATCTACCGCGAACCGAAGGGAACCGACCCGTTCTCCATCACCTTCGCGCTGTTCAAGGGCGCCAAGGCGGTGCTCAAGTCGATCATGCCAAAGATGCCGGGCATGCCGTCCAATGCCGGCACTCAGCAGGGCGATCCCTTGACCGAGGCCAGCGCCAAGGGCAACAAGGTCAAGCTTGGCGAGCCGGTGCGGCAGATCGCCGGTCACCAGCGGACCTACCCTTCGTACCTTGCTCAGCCGCGGCGCTTTCATGTTGCGCCTCGCGACCAGCGGGTAGAGATGCTGCTGTACATCGGCGAAGGCGAATACGAGGTACAGGATTCGAAGGTCAAGGTCGGGGAGACCCCGATTATTTCCCTGGGCGCTGACGCCTCATTCAAGATTTACCCGCCAGGCGCCGACCTGTCGGCCGACCCGGCCCACATCAACTGGTTCAACGTTCCAGAGGTCGGCGCCAGTTCCAGCGGGTCAGCCGGGCTTGAGCTGACCATGGCCACCGACCTGACTAGGACAGCAGCGGCTTCTGTCTATCAGTTCTCCGGCGAGACGATCAGCGTGCCGTCGGGCTCCGGCCAGTTCCCGTCTGACTGGTCAAGCGGGATCATCGTTCGCGTTCTCGCCCCGTATAGCTATGAGGTGGTAGATGGAGGCGCCGGTCGCGACATCGTCCGCGGCCCACTTGAGATGCTGAATCCAGCCCCGGGCATGACCATTGAAGTCGCAGGCTACAACGCCGGGCTTTACGTGGTGAACAGCTACACGCCAGGGGTTCCTGAGGTTCTTCCGAGCCCCGGCTCAGAGTCAACGCTGACCGGATCTGCGGCACCGACAACTTACGACTTCAGCGCTACCCCGCTGGCGTTCTTCGTTGCCCGCGGTGCGTCCAGCTACCCGATAACCCTGAACACCAACACCGTCGATATCGGCGGACTTGTATCGGCGATCAACGCCCAGCTGTCCGGAAAACCAATCCAGGTTCGCCAGAATGGCGGGCGCCTGCAGTTCTTCGAGATCGCCCCGTTTGTCGGTCAGGCCATCACTTCGAACGGAGCATCGCCGATCCTCGGCGCGTCACCAGTTGGTGTTACTGGAACCGAGACCACCAGCGGATCTCCGGCAATTGTGGCCGAGATGACCCTTGATTATGACGGAGGGTCGCCAGTTGTCGGGCTCGCCCTGGGTCGCGGGCTGGCCACCATCGGGCCTCGCGGCCTTCGGTACCGCATCACCGCATTCAGCGAAAGCCTGATCGAGGTTGAGCGGCTCTCGTCTTCAGGCGCTCTTGATGCCGGATGGCCTGGCTTCGACAACATGCAGACGGTGAACGGCCTGATAACCCTGGACCCTTCAAACCTCCAGGGCGGTTACCGCGGGCCGTTTGCGATGAGCCCAGATGGCGAGCTGGTAACCGAGATCGAATGGACCGTTACCTACTCCAATGGCCTGTGTGGTATCGGGCGCGAGGGGCAGATCTACGACATCCAGACTTTCTACTCGTTCGAGTATCGCGACATGGATGTGGCCGGTGCCTGGACTGTTCTCGACATGATGGACACCGGTGGATCTCTGGATGCTCAGGGGTTCACCAACAGGGTAGCCCTGCCGTACCCGATGCGGGCCGAGGCGCGTATTCGAAAGCGCCAGGTTGACCGCCCGGGCCGGGTAGATGACGAGGCGCGAGACGATTCCACCTGGACCGACCTGCGCGGGCGCATGCGGAACTCGCCGACCAGCTACCCAGGCCTTACGGTTATGACCTGCAGCATCCGCGGCGGCGATCGTCTCTCTGCTCAGTCTGAGAGCCAGATCAGCGCCGAGGTCACGCGAATTCTTCCGCTGATGGATGGCGGAAAAGGCCCTACACGCGACATCGCTCCATGGTGCATCTACCAGCTCAAGCAGCGCGGGTACGTCGACGACGACCTCGATATGCCGGAGTGGCGAGCATTCCACGACATCTGTGTTGCCAGAGGGGACACCTACGACGACACGCTAGATTCGACGATCACGGTCAAGGACATGCTCAACAATGCCCTGGCCTGCGGATTCGGTGAGCTTGTAACGTTCCGCGGGCTGGTTCGCCCAGCCAGGGACGCCGCTCGGGATGCGTTCAATGTTCACTACGGGCCGAAGACGCAGACCTATTCGCCGCAGAACATGACCAAGATGCTGAAGATTAGCGGCGCGATGCCGTCGATCAACGACTTCGATGGGGTCGATATCGAGTATCTCTCGCGAGAAACATGGGCCTGGGAGACGGTCGAGTGCCGTTGGCCGGGTGACCTAGGCACCAAGGTCGAGAAGATCAAGATGCCAGGATTCAGCGACGAGACTAGGGCCTGGCGGTTCGGGATGCGTCGGCGTGGCCACCAGAAGTACCGCACGGACGTGTACAGCTGGGAAACCGAGATGGACGGCAGCAACAGCGGCTACCTGAGCTTCGCAGCCGTTGCCGACGATGCGCCGAAGCGCTGCCAAAGCGCGATTCTGCTGGCCTTCTCCGTCACCAGCAGCGGTACGTTTTTGCGGACCTCCGAGCCACTGGACTGGAGCGCAGGAGGCGAACACCGAATCGGCGTCCGTCGCCTGGACGGCACGCTATCTGGGCCGTGGACCGCCATCCAGGCGGACCCCTACACAGTGAGGATCGACGCGCTGGACTTTACCCCGGTTGTCGATGGCCCCCTCGAGCCACCACACATCCTGTTCGGCCCGGCTACGCGTTGGGCATACCCAGTCCTGATCACCAGTTCCGACCCAGCCAACGGCAACGTGGCGATGAAGGGCATGCCCTACGACGCCCGGGTCTACACCTACGACGACCAATTCCCGGACTGACCGGACCTTGTCGAGCATGCCCGCCCTTGAGCGGGCTTTTTCATGCCCGGAGAATATATGAGCTACAACACTCGTAACCCGGTCGAGCCGAATGGCTCCAGCGATCCTCGTGACCTTTTTGATAACTCCGGGAATCTTGACCTGGCGGTTAACGGGACATTCTTGACCTGGCTGGACAGAACCGGGAAAACCCGCGTTACGTTGTTCGGCATGGAGCATCGTTTCGAGCAATTCCTGATTGCCTCGGGATACCAGTTCGTCGGTGATTACGACGCCGATGGTCAAATTACCCTGACTGAGCGGAACCAGATATTCAGTAAGGACGGAGAGTTCTGGCGGGTCAACGCGTCTACCTCTCTTCCGTTTACCACTTCTGGCGCATGGGCAATGGATATTGCCCATATGGTTTCGGTTGGCGACGCTGCACTGCGCCAGGAGCTTTCTGGCGCGTCAGGCCCGGGAATGATCGGGTACAAGGCAACTGGCGCCGGATCTTCGGCGATCACCCTGGGTAAGAGGCTGGAATCTCTTGTCCTGGATGGGGAATACGGCAGCGCTCAGGCGGCGGCAGACTCGGCGCTAGGGAAGGTTTTCACTGTGCCGGAGAACGTTCAGATCTCGCTGGACGTTCCAGGTCACGCAGCAACGGTTCACGCCCTGTATGACGCGATTTCTCGATGGATCATTCCATCCAACTCGACGGTTTTCGTCAAGGTTGGTGCTGGCCGCCATGTGTATGCCGCCCCCTTCATGCCTGAGCATCCATACTCGTCAAACATCGTTCTTCAGGGGCTCCCTGTAACCCTGACGACGAGCGCTACATCTCTCGTCGGCTTCACTGGGTCGCGCGGTAATTACCGCATGACCATCGGAGTGACAGACTCGTCACAGTTCTCGATCGGTGACTGGCTGGGGCTTGAAGGGGCTACGGGCACCGGCTCGGCAGGCATGGTAAATGGGTTCTACGAGGTCATGGGCGTATCAACCGGCCAGCTGACCCTGAAGGCTCGCTTCTGGAACTACTTTGCCCCAGCTTTCACACTGACCGGCGGCAGCATCTTCAAGGTGCACAGTCTTCTTCAGTTCCTCAACGTTGACGGTTTTGTCACTTCGTCCAGCGCTCTGATGGTCCGAGATATTGGCGTCATCGGCAATATGTGGGACTACTGGGACGAGAACAACATTCTCGCGACAGAGAAGGGAACCCACGGATTCGCGATCAGTTCGAACACCATCGCTGACGGCACTGGCGAGCCAGGCGGGGCGAACCCGTTTGCTCTCGGTGGCGCATCCTTGGCCGCCGTTCGCGTTTATGTTGCGGACTTCGATCAGCAGGGATTCGTTGTCGCCGGTGGCGCCGGTATGTTCGGCAGGTACTGCTGGTCATCGGCAAACGCCCGCCGAAACTTCTATGTCGGCACCGCAAGCGCCATGGAGATTCGCGTCTCCGGCGGTAACCAGTCGTACCGAGACTGCGTGATTGCGGACTACGGCGGAACGTTCAACGCCAACTTCTTCTACGCATCTGGCTGCAGGATCGCAGGTTTGTTCTCGAACAACGGCGGACACCTGATGGCAGTCAACTCTCTGCTGTGCGGAAACCTCGAGAACGGTCTTGATGTTCGAGCGGGCGGGATGGCCGCCGTTGATTCCAGCACCATTGAGCATAGCGGCGGTGATGGCGCTCACTTCGAATATGGCGCAAACGGATCGATGCAGGGCGCCATCCTTAGAAACAACATCGTCGACGGCCTGAGCATGGTGATCAAGTCGTCTGTTCGAGCCAACAACGCCCAGTTCCTGAACAATGGCCGGTACGGGATCAACAGCCTCGACTCAAGCTGCAGGTATGCCGGAGCAACCTTCTTAGGAAACGGCACGGCGCCGATCAACAATGACGCTCTATCCGTGCTGACCGACGGGGTCGTGTACGCGCCGGCAAAGAACCCAGTGCCTGTTTTCTCACAGACCCTGGTTAGCCCTGCAGGAGACAAGACAGTCGTCAGCTCTGTGAACTCCATCGGAGACTGGAACATCTCGATGAACGGAGTCGCGCAACTCCAGATGAAGCAGTCGTCGATCAGCAGCGCCAAGGACGACGACAAGACTTGCGGAACTTCGTCTCTGCGCTTCAACACCATGTTCTCGAAGAACGGTGTTCAGACCACATCTGATGCGCGCGAGAAGACTCCTGTACGACCTTTTACGGAATCCGAGATCCGCGCCGGCGTGCGAATTGGTAACGAGGTCGGGGTATGGCAATGGCTGCAAAAGGTTCAGGATGAGGGCGCTGATGCGCGATTGCACGTAGGAACCACCGTTCAGCGCGTTGTCGAAATCGCCGAAGAAGAGGGTCTCGACCCATATGCGATGAGCCTGGTCTGCTACGACAAGTGGGATGACGAGTTCCACCATTTCCCCGCCGTCGTGGTTCCTGATGAAAAGGGTAACGAGGTCATCGTCAAGGAGGCGTACACCGTGCAGACAGTTGTTGCTGGTGACCGATATAGCTTCCGCGTCCATGAGCTCACCCTGTTCCTGATCGGCACCCTGTTCGCGTCGCAGGCTTCGATCATGTCTCGCCTTGACGTACTGGAGGGTAAATGACCCCTGAGCTGCTTGCTAAAGCTGCCGGCGTTGCGCCGGCAGTTGCCGCAACATGGGCGGTCCCGCGTGCTGCAGCGATGTCTAAATTTGGCATCGACACGCCGAGGCGCCAGGCTGGGCGCCCAGCAGCGCGAGGCGGTGGACGGCCGGGCGAAAGGCTAGGTGCTGATCGCGCATCCTGCGATGACTATCCAGTTGTGGTTTTTGGCTCTCAGTGCTGATGATGATAA